ATCTTGCCCATCTCGTTTGCAATGGTTAGCTGCTCTTGCTGTGTTGCAAGGGCTATAATGCTTTGGCGTTGTGTTTCCGAAACTGTGCCATTCGCAGCCATAGCTTGCGTCATCAAGGTTTCGATCAATGCAGCCCTTTCAACCGCCGCATTTTTCTTTATCTGTTCTTCTTTGCTCAAACCAAGCAAAGCAATTTCATTTTGTGTTTCTTCGTTTTTGTCGGATACTGTTTGCAAAGTGCGAGCATAAGTTGCATCTAGATTTTTCTGGGCGTCTTCATTTGCAACGGCAGCAACAACCAAAGCCCTACTAATTTCAACTTGCTCTGTGGCTAGGTCTATCGCCAATTGTCTGTTGTTTGCATCTTTTGGGTCAATTGTAACATATGGCTGATCAGCAATTAACCCATTTACCTTATTGATAGCGGCCCCATATTCCAGATACGCATCACGAATTTCACCAGTAGCAGTAGCCGCGTAAGCCAGAGCATTACTTGAGGCAACTGATCTTTGTGTCCCAGCAAACAGAAATTCATTTACAGCGCCAGCAAGACTAGCAATACCCTGCGCGGCATCAATGATAAACGGCATCAAGTTTACAAGCGCAGCCGTCAGGTTCGCGCTGACAACCATAGACATTGCATCAAGTTTGTCAGCAGCGTCAGCCGCGTTTGCAATGACATCGCGGTCAATTACTACCCCAAGGCTTTGCGCTTCAGCAGCCATTGCTTCCAAACCAGCCGAACCATCAGCCAGCATATTGACCATCGCCAAACCGCTTTTGCCGAATAGATCACTGGCAAGTGTGGCACGTTGTGCTGGGTTTTCAACCGCTGCCAGTTTGTCGGCAATTCTAGACAATGCTTGGTCTAGCGGTATCGTTGACAACTCAGAGCCAGACAGGCCAAGTTCGTCCAACGATTTTTTAGCAGATGTGCCACCCATCGCGGCATCGCCAAGGTTCTTGGTTAGCTTCTGCAAAGACCCTTGCAGCACATCAGCAGAAACACCGCTAAGTTGTGCCGCGTATTGCAGTTCTTGCAAAGCATCTGTGGTAATGCCGATAACTTCAGCCGCATCTTTCAGATCACCAAGTTTATTTGCGGCATCCCGAACCGCCACGCCAAGCTGTTGAATTGCAGCAACGCTTAGAAATGCAGCCGCAGCACCGCCCAACTTGTCAAAGCCCATGCTGACAACGCTTAAATCTTTGTTTGCAGTCTTGGCAAAGCTGGCAATCCGCTTGGCGTTCTTATCCATCGCGGAGGCAAACGCTTTATCCTTGGCGGTCAGGATGATGTTTAGCTGTTCTGCACTAATTGCCATCAACTTGCTCCACAAGTGCGCGATACTGTTCAGCCGTCATTGCGGTCGATCCAGCTTTCTTTGGTGCGTGGGCATCATGCCAACCTTGGAACACAAGCCACGCATCCAGCGGGATCATATCACGGATTTCTTCAGGACGTAACCCAATGACAATTCCGTTTTTGACCATGCCGCGAACATTTAATCGGCTAGGTTTTGCTCCGCTATGGTCTTTTTTTTTGACGCTTCATCCATTGCATCAGGCATAAAGGCCACGCCGACCACAGCTTGGGCGATCTGATACAATCGCAACAGATCAGCGGGTGTTGCCGCCGCAATAACTTTGTCGGCTTCTGCGTCTTTCATCCCACCGCCGACCAAGGCCAGCGCCAAAAGGTCACGGGTTTCTTTGCTGTTCAGCTTTGTGCCACGACCAAACAGGCCATCCCACACATCAAATATGCCGCGATGCTTATCCTCAAACCGCTCAATCTCACGATTGCGAAGCAGGAAAACATAAGAGGTGTCGCCGATATATTCGGCAACACCCCCACGCGGCGCTTCAGCCGTAATAGTCATCAGATAGCCGTGAACGTAACAGCGCCATTGCTTGTCAGCGATAGCGAATAGGTCACGCCGCCTTCAGTCTCGCCGCCAAATTCCAGCGACTCAATGTAGAACGAACCAGCGTAAGTTCCAAATGCTGGGATCGTCACAGTAAAGTTGGCTTTGGGGTCAGCTTGCATGGCAACAGTGTTCATCCGCAGTTCAGGAACGCTATCTTCAAAATAGCCGTCCCCAGAGATGGTGATGTTTTTCACGCCATTAAGGCTTTCCGTAAACAAAACACCCGCTGGGGTAGTGCAATCAGGTGTGGTCACATCAATCAACGAGTTGTTGATGGTGATAGCCTTGCTGTTCAGACCGCAGAGGTTCGCAAACGCTTCAGTCGGTGATGCGCCATCGCCGATTTTGACAAGCAGGGCGCGTCCAAGTTGTTTAGCCATGATGGCCTCCATGTATAGGGCTTGCCCAAGGCCCGTTGCTAGGCTTATTCAAGCAATGCTTGAAGTGCGATTACAGCCGTATAACCACGACCATCAGTGTCTCTTGTAACCGAATACGTCTGAAAAATCAATTCTACCAGCGTAAACCCAGTTACTGTCACGTTGGCCTCTTGCCGATGCAAAGCTGCACGAACAGCTTCAACGATCTGCACAGCCTCAACCCGACCTGATGCCGATCTGCTGTTGGCTTCGATGGTGATGTCCACAACCGATCCAAGAGTGCTGTCTGTGTCGAAAGCGTTTGCCGTGATCTGGTCAAACCGCAGATATGGGAATGTCACGGCTTGCGGCGGTTCGTCATAGACGCGGGTGGAAACAATCGCAGTCACGCCAGCAACAGCAACAAGCCTAGCCCGCAAGCCTTTTTGGAGAGCAAGTGCAAAGCCATCAGCCATTGGTTGCTTCCTTCATGCCGCGATTAACAGCAGACTTTATGCTTTTGCCAAACTTCTTGCCCTGCAATTTTTGCGCCAAGCGAATGTAAGGTTGCGCCGCCGTTGTGCCGCGATTGCCTTTTTGACGCCCAAATTCCACAGCATTTGCCTTAATCTGCGCTTCTTTTGTCGGCGGTGCAGCTTCCACCGATGCAGTTAAGCCATCGGCTTCATAAACAGTATGTATCCACCCGCGCAGTTCGCCAGACTTTGTAGGAACCAAACGCCGCGCCATGTTTGCGGCTTGTTCAGTATTCAGTCGAATAGACTTAACCAAATTGCGTTCAACAGCCTTGGGCATTGACGCAAGTTGCTTGATAAGTTTTTCAGCATCCACCTTCATGTTGCCACCCCGCGTTCAAGCAGGAACTCAACCACCACATCCTTAGCATCAATATGGGTCACGTTTTTGATGGCCCAAGTGTAGCCACGAATAACAACACGATCAGCCGCCGTCACAGTGTCTGTGAAGCTATCGGCACGGCAGCGCATGGTAGCCATAGCCACATCATTCAGTGCGCCGCCTTGGATAGCTTCACGGCCTGTGCGTTCACGAAGGTCAGCCCAGCGCACACCGACCTGTGACCAGCCAGTGTAGACGTTGCCATAAGCGTCAATCGCGCTCTGATCTAGGCGCTGAAAGGTAGCACGTTCGCTGAATGCGCCAGCCCTAGCCATAGAACGAGTTCCGTTCTGTTCCGATCAAATCATCAAAGCCAAACGGCAGCGTTTTGCTAATGGAGCCAATCAATTCTGTTTCCCTGTTTTCATACCAGTTTGATACCAGCATTATCAGAGCATGGCGAATTGTCTCAGGAACGCTTGCAGATGTTGAACCATAGCCGATGATGTATTCAATCTTTATGGCATCATCCCGCATTTGCGTAACGGGCCATGCTTTGTCAGGTTTCGGCAAAACGCTGATTCGATTTGGTGTTCCGAAGACGTTAAAATCTCCCAAGGTTGCAGTCTGCAACGCGCCATTTGCATCATAGTATTTGATGGCAGAGACAGATTGCACAGGGCCAAGCGACAGATAGACAGTGCTTGGGTTGGGCGACAGCCATTGCCCCCACGTTTGGGTAATCATAGCTTTGCCCAGTGCGCCCTGCACATCAACAAAAGCAACCGCAGCGTCAATCAAACGCTGAATGATTGTGTCATCGTCGCTGCTTTCAACCTTCATTTGTGCCTTTGCTTCCGCCAGCGTGATAGGCGCTGTGGCGGGTGCGGTAACTCGAACAAGTGAAAACTGCGGCGACAACATCTTTATTCCTTCACGGCTTTTTCGACCGCAACCTTTTTGACGGCGCGTTCAATCGGAGCCGATTCAACATTTTCTGCGATGCCAGCTTCGACGTAACGAACAGCTTCTGCATCAGTGACATCAATGATAGCGCCCTGATCATGCACGAAATCAGCACCAGCCATCGAAGTGAGCAAACGAACTTTAGCCATGATGGCCCCCTTATGATGGTGGGCAGGACCGAAGCCCTGCCTAGTTGTTTATTAGGAAGCAGCGTTCTTCAAGTGCTTGATGGCGGCGGTGTTAGCCAACACGCCATCAAAGCGGATATACCCAAGAATGCCGTAGTCGGGGGCAAAACGCTCACGGGCCACGAACAAAGTGGGTGCGCCAGCTTTACGCACATAGAACTTAGACATATCGCCGAACAACATGATCTTGTTGGTAGCCGCTTGCGAAGCCATCGCTTGGTTCACAACCACGTTATAGCCCAAGATGTTCTGCGGAACAGCGGCCTGATAGTTGCCCATCTGCCAAAGGTAGTTGCCCTGCCCGTCTTTCAACTTACGAACAGCAGCCAAAACGCTGTCGTTCATCATAATAGCGGTCGAAGGCGAGTTACGATAGGCGGGATCAACGGAGTGGATCAGGTCAATGATCTCGTCCGCAGTCACAGCCGCAACGGCAGCAGCAGTTTTGCCAGCGGTGGAGTTGGTCACGATGCCTTCAACATCAGACGAACCAGAACCAGTGGTCAATTTGCTGTTTGCAATGCGGCCCAGACGT